AGAAGCAGATGCGCTTGATCCACCAAAGAAAAAAGTAACGGTAAAAGAAACTGAAGGTGCCTAAACCGTTATTTAAACCGCCCAGGCATTTGGTTAGTGAGTGGCCAGAGATCTTCGAAGATCTTTACATGAACACCATGCCTGTGGCATATCTAAATCAATTACGGTTGGAATTTGCCGACGGTCGAATATGGGAGATAAACATTCAAGAGCAATTGTCAAATTCAACTTCAGACGAAGTTGCTGACAAGTTGTTGAATATTTTTCAAGAATATCGTAACGATATTAAGAAAATGGATTTTCAGATGGATATCGAAAGATTAAAAACTGATATTCAAGAATCATCTAAAAATATATTCTAAGCTCAATAATTAAAAAGTATTGGGCTATGGATTTAAAAATGAATAATAACAAATCCATTAATCCAATTGTAGTAGAACAATTTTTAAAGTCTAATTATTTAAGAGCAATATGCTCTCTGCTAATCTGTTCAGCAAAAGATCTATGAGCATCCTCATTTAGGTGCCCGTGCGGTAATGTAGTTTCTTTCGTTCTATAATCGTATAAACAACAATTTGTATCTACAAACAATTGAGAATTATGTAATTGATTTATTATTTTATTAAAGAATAAAGCATTCTCAAGTGATCCTGCACGATATGTGCCGTAATAGTATGTGCTAGGATAAGGACACACTTCTTTACAAATAGCTTCCATGGGTACTACAAACAGTTTACCGTGTAATTTTTGTTTAACAGATTCAAAAGATTTTAAATCCCTATAATAATTCCAAACAATTCTATCATCTGAAAACCATTTTAGAATATTTTCCGATAACTGGTTTACATAACTTCCAGTATTTGATAATATAAAAGAAACTGGAAATGGATGATCACTAGAAAAAAACATAGAGCGCTGAGCTCCAGTTAATCCAACTAAAACTAAATCGTCATTGGTAATTTCTCCTGACTCTAATTTTTGTTCTATCTGCCAATACATTTTTTCATTGCTATTACCAGGTTCTGCAAAATTTATAAAATCAACACCTAACTGAATAGCTAGATGAGCAGCCCATGAATGATTAAGTTCTTTTTTTCGAAGTTCCATCTGAAACTCCATCTGCTCTATATCTTCTTTAAGTTTTTCCCACCATTGGTATGCGTCTAATTTGTTTTTTAAATCTACAAAATAAGGATTTAATTGGTAGTCTAATATTTCAGTACCAGCTGTAAAACTGCATCCAAATGCTACAATTCTTTTTATATCAAATGGGGTATCTTTAATACTAATTTTCACCATGTAGTTATTCCAAATTGCTTTGCGTATTCTGTAAAATGAGGTTTTAATTCGAATAAATTTTGTTTTCGAGTCTCATCATATTTTCTTTGATCTTCAAAGAATTTATGAACTCTTGTAGGATTTACAGTTTTAGATTTTTTAATTGCATTACTGATCATATTTAATAATTCATTTGCTCTGTGCAGATCGGTATTTTTGTATTTTTCTAAATTACGATAAGCCTCTTCTAGTGCATGTGTGGGCATAATATCTAATTCGCAAGACTGTACTACCGGTATAAAATAAAAACTCAATGCGTTATCGGACAGAGTATTCATACTGTCGATAAGTTGATCTAAATTATCTACATTTAAATTTTGCACAGTGGTTGCAATTCCTGGAATAATATCTTTATTATCTTTTGCATAGTCTAGAACTAATTGTATGTTCTTATATAATTTGTTCCACACGCCTGGCCATCTTATATACTCATAAGTGTCTCCGTGCCCGTCTATGCTAATACTTAGATCAATACAACAAAATTTTTCCCATACTGCTAATTTTCGTTCAGCATCGATTTGCAGATTTGTGTTGTAATGTAAAGTTATTTTTGACGCTCTTCCGGTATTAATCAATAGGTCAACAATCTCGTCATGAAAATCAGATACTAACGGTTCACCTCCTAACATATATATAGATGTAAGGTTTACTGATTTATTAATAGTATCTAAAATTTTGTCCTTAGTTGCTCTATCAAATTCTATGATTTCTTGATGAATATTTGATTTACTGATAATATTCAACTGCTTGGCAACTAAAGAACTGCTAAAAGGATTACACATTCGACAAGCAAGATTACATTTATTACCCAGTGTAATATCAATATACTGTATATTTTCAAAACCTATATGACTCTTAAATTCGATAACTGTATTATCTTTTATACCGTGTATTTTCTTTTCGTTGGCAATGTGTCTAAAACTAGAATTACCCATGGCTTCTATTTTCCAGCATCGATCGCATGTACTAGGTTTTTCTCCGGCCAAGAAACTTTCGCGCAAGTTTACAATTTTGTTATTATTGATAAACTCTTCTACACTAAGATTTTTAGCATATAAATTAAAACCGTTGCTTCCGCTACTGCAACATGCACGAAATTGTCCATTTGCATCGACACTAATACTATTAAAAGGAAGTACACACAACTTATTCTTTTTCATTTGTTTTTTCCAATGTAAGAATCTTTCTTGTCGCCTAGTTCGCCAAAGTCTAATCCGTTAAATTCAACTCCACAACACTGACCGCATTTGGCAGGACGCATTGAAGTATTACCGTTTTTGTTATCCCATGTGTCAGGAATCCACTTTTGAAACATATCTAATTGCAAAATATCATATATATTTTGTTGATGCATGTTGAGTCTGTGAAGACCACCTTGGGCATTAATCATGCTAATATAGTTTTTATCTTGTTCTTTAACTGCTGTATCAACAAAAGGTTCTGATCCTAGGAAGCAACACGGAGCAACATGACCCCCGGCACTAACAAATATCTCATTTGCCGGTTGGTGTTCCCTAGTATTTGCAACTGATCGACATGCGATATTAAGTGATGTAAGATCAACAAGTTCCCATTTCCCATTTACAAATCGGGGGTCGTTGTTCTTAATTCCAGTCATGTTTTTAAAGTCGTTCAAGGTAATACTTTGATACTTGCTTTGTTTAAAGTAATTTGCATCTTGAAAATTTTCTTTAAAACGATCTTCGTTTGGCTGTTTTAAATCATACAGATGTTTGCCCTTCCAGTAAACTGGATACTGGCCTTTCTTTTTAAATACACCTTTATAACTTGCCCAACGAGTGGTACGCTTGATGTTAAAATTCTTAAAGCCCATGTCAATTGCTAGTTGTCTAGCTTCGTCAACTTGATGCTCATTATGTTCAAAAACAATATAGTCCCAATGAGCTATACCTCCAGCATCAATAAATGCCTTGGCATTCTCCATGATCTTTTTCCAATTGGTATTTCTACGATATAGATGGTTTGTATCTTCTAGACCGTCAAGACTGAATGTACAGTAGTTACCGGGACATTGTTCTTCCTTCATGACCGCACCTAATCGAGCCCACCATGCAGGATTACGCAAGCTACCATTAGTATTACAAGCTAGACTAATATGGGGGTTGATTTCTCTAACATATTCATATATGTCTACAAATTCTTTACACGCACAGGGATCGCCGTAGTTACCGCAAGCTAGTATCTTTTGAAGATCTCCGATAAACTCAACGGGCCATGCTTTTTTAAAACTTTCTAAAGTCCACTCGGCATTTTCTAGGGTGCCTATTTCAAATCCTTGTGAATCGTACCTTGGACACATTGGACATGCACTGTTGCATTTGTCTGTTGGCTCCCAATGTACCTGAGTTATTTTATCATTCCACATGTTAATCCTGTATTAAATTTTTTATTTCTTCAAAGTATTCAGGAAATGTTTCTTTAAAACTTTCTTTCCTAATAGTATCCCGCATTTCAAGTTCTGTCCAGAACTTGACCCATTCTTGTTTATTTGATGTTGTGTTGGATAAATGGTTGACAACCATGTCTCTATCATTTTTCCACTGCTGTGGCAAGTATTTAGATTCAAATGCATTGAGTCTATTAATTATTACTTGTTTTAGTTCTTGAGGTATCACTTTGGTGCCGTGATGATCATGCACTATGTTAACATATATACCAATGCCCTTGCTGGCATAATGCTCGTATGTTTCAAAGAAATCATATACATTAAATGCCGAAATAGAAATACAAGCAGACAACAACCATTCGGTATTGCTGTTATTTTTTGCAGCAATAAACTTGTCAATATTTTCTTCTACTTCTTGCCAAACAGCTGGATGTCGACAATATTCAAATTTATTACTAACACCATCACTACTGATTTGTATATCTACTATTTTAAATTCATTCAGCAAATCTATATACTTTTCTGGATAGATAGTACCGTTGGTATTGTAATGAATGTGTTGATTTTTGCTCCATCCTTCCTCAACACATTTGCGTACAATGCTCCAGTGTTTTTCAATATAAAAGGGTTCACCGCCGGCAAAATCAAACTTGGTCACATTGGGCAACAACGCAGTAATATCATTCCATAAGAATTTATTTTCATAATCAAAACTATCTTTAGCAGTTTTCCACCTAGGTTGTTCTAGATATTCTTTTTTATTGTTTGGAAAATATATAACAGCTTCTTCGATCATCCAAGGAGTGGAATGTGTTGGGGAGCAGATCCTGCATTTTAAATTACACAAATTTCCCATACTTAGGTCCATGACTACTGGTAACATATCATTTCCGGTAATTGAATCAGCATGTATTTTATTATCTCTAATGCGTTTACTTTCTTTTCCAGCATCTTCTTCTTGCCAACATGCTGTACACTCGGATATTTTAATTCCGTTATTAAGGTCGTCGATCATTCGTTGACGATCTTTGCTATTCCAAAATTCCAAAATACTAGCATTGTTAATAGTATTCTCTCCCGAGTCAGTGGCCAACTCTCGAGTGCTCATACAGCATGTTTTAACTATGCCTTTAGGATGAATACTTAAATTCATGTACGGGTTGACACAATAAGTAGATTTATTTGTCATAATTTTCGTAAATTTGTTTACACAGATTGTAAAATTCTGTGTACTCGGGAAATGTCTTTAACAAATGCGTACCCAATCTCTTGTCATTTTCTTTAAAAAAACTATAAAAATCTCTTCTGCCTGCGTGAATCTTTTCCTTGCTCACTGGATTTTCTTTCATATAATCCGTGACACGAAGCATTTTTTCATACTCAACATCTGTAAACCATTTTTTGTTATCTACAATAAATTGTAGTTGGCGTTCTTGGTGTGCTATGAAATCGTCTGTGAGAATGTTAATCATCCAGTGGGGTGGTTCTTTTAAGTAAGGAGTATCAAAAGAGACTGACTCAAATCCAAACTTCTCCCGCCATTCGATTACCTTTTCTAATAGTTGTTGAAAGTTAGTAACGCATAAGACATTATAGGTACACATTAAATTCACAGTAGCACCTGCCTTGATTACTTCTATCATATTGCGTTCCCAGTGATCACATTTCAGTCCTGTACGCATATACTCTGCTTGCTCGCCCCAACTATCAATGCTGGTAAAAAAACTAAACTTACGAATCTTCTTTTGACGAACTAGACTAGTTACTCTTTCAATAAGCCTGTCAACACGATCAAAGGTTACACCTAGATTACTGTTAAGTGTAATTTCCAAATGCGGGCTGGGTTCTGTTTCTAGCAAATCAAAAAACTGCATTGCACCAGGATTCATTAGAGGCTCACCACCAGTAATACGAAGAGTGTGCAAGTCATTTTTTAAACTTGGCCACCACTTCCAGAATGCCTCAATATAAGGATTATCATCCTTGGGACCATAGTATGTGCCGTTGGTCATAAACTCAATACCATACTGATTGTAGGTCAAGTCATAGTTGCCATGCTTTTTAATCTCTTCGGTCCACATAGTACTTGCTTGTGGACAGCAATAGCCGCAACGATAATTACAACCGTTACCAAAACTAACTTCTAAGTAACGAGGATTAACTGGAGCATCCCAAGGTAATTCTGCTAGTTTTTCAATTAACGGTTCTGAGAAATCACTTGAACTATGAATCATTCTATCGCTGATATGTTCACCTGGCAAGTCTTCAATGTTCCAACAGTATTGACATTCATTAGGACGACCACCTTCTAACATGGTCTTACGCTGTTCTTTTTTCCATTTAGTGTTGTGCAACGCACTAGGATCAACAGCAATTTCATCTAAGCCAATGTGATGTGGTCGTGGATGATAACAACTATGGTTATCCCCAGTGTGTAGATACAAAGTTTGATGCAGCCATTTCATTGCGCAGAATCCCGGACCAACTTGGTTTAATCTATCTCTCACGTTTTTAATAAACGTCACTCTATTTTCTTGCATTTTGCCTCGCATTCTTTCCAAAAAGTTTCTAACTCTGGAAATGTATTTAAAAAATTTGTGCCTTGACGCTTGTCTTGCTGGCTAAAAAATAAGTAAAAATTCTCTTTGGCTAATTCACTGTTAAATCCAGTATCCGATTTAATCCAATCAATTAGTCTTTGAATTTTGCTAATTTCAAAATCGCTAAATCCTTTAAACTCGTTCCATTTGGTTTCTGGATTATATTTCATAAACTCGATTGTGCGTTCTAACTCAGTAACTAATTGAGGCAGTAATTTAGGATTCAAAAAATCTGGATCAATTAACTGTGGTACATCAAACCAAACTAATTGTCTACCTTTGTTAAATTGTTTGCGTAATTTTAAAATATTTTCTATGTATTCGTAAAATCGTGTGTACGACAACGCATTAAAAGTAACAATAAATGTCAAACTATGTTTATTACCATTTTGAAGATAGTCAGTTATATTGGTGTATAATATGTTAAAATCCATGCCATTGCGTATATATTCGGCCTGTTCCCCCCACGAGTCTAAACTGCAAAATAACATAAAGTGGTCAATTGCATTTTTTTCAGTGATTTTCTTCAATGATATCATGAACTTATTCCACTGATTTCCGGGCGGACAGCAATTTGATGTTATAGATAGGTGTAAGTCCTCTTTAGGGTGCTCGAGTACATAATCAAACATTTTAAAGGTGTTTTTATCCATCAACGGTTCGCCACCAGTCATACGGAATGTATGTAGTGTTGGATATATCTGCGGTAACCATTTCCAGAAGGCTATCAAGTATGGATTAGATGGGCCATTATCAATCTTGAGACTTTCCATCCATTTAATGTCGTTATGCCACCTATCTTTTAAAATGAAGGCTCCGTTAGTTTGAATATCGTTGTGCCATGCTGTACTAAGATGTGGACTGCAATATGAACACTTAAAATTACATGCTTGATTAAAGTTTACTTCTACATAACGTGGATTGGGATTTTCAATAGTAAGTGCTTCTTCAATAAGACCGGGCTCATATACATCCTTGCTACGATATGCACGGTCACTTAATTGGGTACCGCTGTCTTCAATTTGCCAACAAAAATTACATTCTGTAGGACGAATTCCCTCAAGCATTTGTTTACGTTGATCTTTTTTATACTTGGTGTTGTGCAATGCACTTACATCAATCGTTACTTCGTCTAATGGTATGTGATGTGCCCTGGGATGATAACAACTATGGGTCTTACCTGTAGGAATATGCACACTGACATTATACCACTTAGCAAGACAAAAACTAGGGCTAACTTTGTTTAGTTCTTTATATACATGTTCGGCGTCGGCAAGATATCGAGATTCATATCTACCGTTAATCTCTTTAAGTTCATTACCTTTTATGTTACGGTTATATTCCATTAAACTGTTCCTGTAGCCAGTCAAAGTCATTAATTTTATTAAGAGCTTCTGGATTATTTTTATTAGTTTCGCCGTACAATCTGCCTGCCTGCGCTCCGTTAATTGCGTATGTACCAAAAGATTTGTCAACTCCAACAGAGCACCATGTATCTAACCGTAGTTTAGTTTCTTCTTGATATTGTCTATCGATTATTCCGCTGGCCAATTTACAACATTCTCTAAATGCAGAACGCCAGGTAGAAAACTCATCAGTGTTAAATGCATTGGTATTTGATATCATATCCATAGCTTTAAATTTATTTGATATACTAGTGGTCATGTCCGGAGTATTAAAATCCATTTTTAATGTTAATTGCCTTGGCAACAATTTTACACCGCCATTGCCGTACTCTAGATTGTTTATGGGGTTACGACTTTTCCAAACATGTACACAATCTAAATCATAACTTGACATCACTAGATCAAAATTAAAATCATTTTCAATAATTGCATCGCCATCAACAACCCATATCATATCAGTGTTACACATCTCAGCTGCTTTAAAATGTGCGGCATGAATTCCTTTTATACCGTGTACACGCTTTGCTCTAGAACAGTGTTTTAATAATTTTTCATAATTATCATCAGCGTTGGGCTCATTGTAAGAAATAAACACTACATCATATACACAATGCTCTGACGCCACTCGATCGTGTTCTTTTTTGTTAATTAAAAATCTATGATTAAATTCTTTGCGGCTAATAATGCAATGTTTAGATAACAACATTAGACCGTTAATACGAATGTCAACATTATTAAATCTGTGCATGAATGTATGATTCATTGTTCTATCCTGATCATACTTTCCGTTTAAGGGATCAAAATAGAAATCAAACACAAGATCATCAACAATGTTTATTTCAGGCCATATGCACCAGAATAAAGACGATGTTTCTTTATTACAAATCTCTAAGTATTCATCGTAGGAATTGACAGTATAACTGGGGTAACAATATTTGCTGGCCACTACATCTATTTCTTTTTTATCTACAAGATACTTTCGATTAAACTCTCGTTCAGTAATTGGGCTTTTGGTTGAAAATAATACAATACCGTTTAAATAAGATTCCACTCCGTTACAAGAATTTTTAAACATATGATTTATACTTCGATCATAATCGTACTTTCCATCTAATGGATCAAAGTAAAGATCAAAAATATTTTTGTTTACAATTTCAATATTAGGCCACACACACCAAAACATAGAAGATGTTTCTTTATTGCAAATTTCTAGATACTCTGTATAAGACATAGGGAAATATTGAGGATATCTATATTTGCTAGCAACAGTATCGTGTTCTTTTTTATCTACAAGATACTTGCGATCAAATTCTCGTTTAGACAACGGCTTGTGTTTGCTGCAAAGAATAATGCCGCTTAGATATGATTCCGTATCGTTACACAAATTTTTAAATACATGATTTTCTCTACGGTCATAGCTGTTGTGATGACTAAAATATAAATTAAATACCGACGAGTCGATTACGGAAACTTCAGACCAAACTATCCAAAACATTTCGTCCTCGATCTGTTGATATTCTTCAAATGTTAAAGGAGTATATGTTTTAAAAGATCTTGGATAACTGGCAACAATATCAATTTCTTTTTTGTCTATAAAGAATCTATTATCAAATTCGCGTTGACTTATTGTGTTTTTTTTAGAAAATAAACAAACACCATCATGGTGTTCTCCATTTTTAAAAACATGAACATACATGTCGTCCCATTTGGTTACTTGATAATTAAATAGGTCAAATGAATCTTCCAGTCTAACATCGTCCCAGATTACCCAAAACATTTTTGTTAGAGATCTAGATTTTATTTCTTGATAAGAATTAATGTTAACCAGTCGTTGTGCTGTGGGGTACTTAGATTTTATTGACTGCCATTCTTGAGTATTGCCTTGCGTTCTTGATACATAAAAAATGTCATACATTTTCTACCACCGCATAATAGGTTAGACCCAAGTCTATGGCTTCATCATAGATATCCAGCGTGTACTTGCTTTGTTGTGCATTTAAATAGGGATAATCAAAACCCATATCTTTTTTAATACGGTATCCTAAGTCTTGTATATCTTGCTCTAGATTGTCATGATTGACATTTTCGTTATATATATTTTTTAATATTTCAAAGTCTCTAACATCAACATAATTCCAAGCAGTGCAGTTGGCCATCCATTGACCTAATCTTGCTCCGTGGATTGCATATGAACCATGTTCCTCGTGAGCACCCACTGTTGACCAAATTTTTAATCTATGTAAATTATGCCACCAAATACGCTGTTTTATTTCGTCAACAGGAACCCGTACACCATCCAACAGTGTCATTTTTACACCTTCACGAAACCCTGCTCTCCATGCTTGAAATTTACTACCATTTATTATGCTTTCACTATAGACTTTAGGGAAATTTTTATAACCATTTTCCCAACAAAAATCAACCTGGGCACGATCGCTGGTACTTTCTTCGTGTGTTTTCATATTCAACACAAAGTCTTTCCGCCAGATCTTAAGTCCACCGTTGCCGTATCTTAATCCATTAATTCTGTTGCGGCCGCACCAACCGTATGCCTGTATCTCAGGTTTACTCATATCAATATCAAGCGAAAAGAATTTTGGATCTACAATGTTATCGCCATCTACAGTGATAAACCACTCAGTGTCACTGGCTCTTGCTGCGGCTTTATGTGCAGCATCACTACCTTTTACTCCGTGTATGCGTTTGGCCCAAGGTACTTTATTACATAGGTCAGCATAGTGCTGATCAGCATTAGGCTCATCATAACTAAGAAAGATAATGTCAAATTCTACTGTTCTCATAGATATTCAAATGTGTAGTTGTCAAAAAGTCGTCGTGTATAGATGCTAAATTTATTAGGAAGATTTATATTAATTCTTTGAGGATACTTTACTAATTCATTAACATTAAAACTAATCATTTCTTGTAACACGTTAGGATCATTATATTCTGTTATTAAAAATATCATGTCCTGGTCTCCTTGCCATTCTACAGTTTTTAGCAAAGGATTAATCTTAAATGTTAATAAACATTCTTCTCTGTTGTATTCTATAGCAATATCAGGTTTAGTAACATTAATCCAACGTTTATCTATAACTCTGTGTAGTACATCATCTATTTTAGTAAGTCCCGTTATACTGTCAAGATTTACTTTTATAACTTTACCAGAAATCACATCCACTTTGTAGTGGCGTAGGGTTTCACCCCTTTCATATATAGCTAACACAACATCGAGATCAATTTGTATTTTGTTTTTGATATGATCAACGCCTGGTCCTGGATGCAATGCTGTGACATTTCCGTCAAGATCAAACTCAAAGAAATAAGTTTCTTCAGGAACTTCTACAGTTTTTATCCATTGGTCAAAGGGAGCAAGGTCTAGTTTTTCTTCCATGCTATCTCCTCTAACATACTTACTAGTTCATCGGTAATAATATCTTTTTCAACATAATGCACAATGTCAGTCTGCTGGTAATTGCCAATCTTTAGACTACCATTACCCTTGAGATAAAATCCTGCTTGATCAGTCACACGCTCTGCGTCCCAAGGCCAATTCTGTACCTGGGGCTTTAGGTGTACTACCCTAGGAAAATCTAAAGCATAGGCTATTTCACTATCAATATCTAACAACTTAGCTGCTAGTGCAAATGCTTCATCTGTGCCTACAACTTTAGGAATATAATTGTTTAGATACAAGTTTTTAAATTCCTGTGGGTTAATAAAAATTTGTCGGGCTAATTCAAAAAACTCTTTACCCGAGTCTTTCTTGAAGAATGTCCACATCGAATACAAGTTAGGTAAATCATTTTTGGTAAATGCCTTACGGTAAGCATCACTAGTAATTACTTCACCTCTAAATGTGAACGCACGGTTGGCCACATATAGATCTGTATTTTCTACAAAGTAATCAATCCAGTGACTGTAATCTCTAAGGAACAGCATGTCTGCATCTAGACAAACTGTGTGTTCCCAAGGTGTTATTTGATCCATCCACGAACGGCCGTCCCAGAACTTTTGTTCGGGCCACTCTATAACCTTATCAAATACCCAAGGGCTAGCTAACTCGTCAACTGGTGTTTTGTCATTGATCACTAATGCTACTCGATCGTATCCTGGCTTTTGTGTATTCTTAATGCTTAAGGCTAGGGCATAGGCCAACTTAAGGTAGTCTATGTCAGGATGGATTGCTACAAATATTAGGTATCCAAAATTCATATTAACTCCAGAAGACTGTCTGCATTTCTAATTATGCTTTGTTTATTCATAATATGAACATCAGCACCTTTGGTTGTAGCAGCCCAAAAATCTGCAACATCATGTGGTTGGCTGACTAGGAATGTCAATCTGTCGCCGTCAACTGTATGTAAAATGTCTTTGTCAAATACTGTAAGAATAGGTGGTAGAGTGTAAGCAAACTCAGTTTCAAATCCATTCATGATGTGTTTAGCAACACTGAAAGCAATGTCATTTCTAAACTGCTTGGAATTAAAACGGAACAGATCTGCATAGTAAACATAGTTGTCTTTGACAAAGTCTACCAGTTTAAAAAAGAACTCGCTTTCTGCACTCTTGTCAAACATTACTGTTGTGGCCCAGAACATATGAATGCCGGTTTCACTGACACGACTGTCCAGAATACCTCCGCGCTCACCTGTGAGGTCTGTCATGCTGTGCCCCATCATTACTGGCGCATCTACTGACCAATACTCATTTAACTTGTTGGAAAAAATTAGGTAGTCGCTGTCTATCATCAGAGTTTGATTATAAGGACTAAGTTCCCACACGCTGTATCTATTTGAATTTATAAATGGAATAACTTTGCTTTCAAATCCGTCATGTAAATTTCTTACATTCTTAGTGTAAGGACGAGCTACTTCTATAATTTGATCAAAGACATCTCTTGCTTTAGAGATTGTACCAGACTCTTGTAGCCACGCTAATGTACCAGAATCTGTAACCAAACTCACAGGAACACCTAGATTCTTCTTGGCTAGTCCGCCGGCAATTGTGGCCATAAGTCCGTAGTCAACATTGGGACTATTATGAGCAAATATTAGTACGCCTTGAGTCATAGTTCCAATAACTTTTCAACTGTTCTACTAGATTTAATCTTTTGATAATCTTCATAGTATTCATAGGTAGCAGTAAAGTACCTGTCTATGATTTCATCTTTAAAAGAGTATAGATCAGCTACCAGTACTGGATTTCCATTTTCATCAATAAAAGGCACATTTTCTACACGACCTTGATCAATCAGCATCTGTACAAATACAATAAGCTCACGATTGATTTTGAATAGGCCACCAGCATGGCCGTAGGTCAACTTTGCAGCAATTTTTTCTTTAAGGGTTTTTCTTTGTATGGCTAGAGTCTGGCGATAATTGGCAAACTCAAGAGCCTTAGATAATCTGTCGTCCACGGAATCTCCTAATAAACATAGCAGTTTATTTACCAGCTATGTTAGGAGCACAAAATATTATCCGCCTGTTATGGCACCTGCTGAGAAACTAGAGTAGGTGTACTGCACCCAAGTACCACTAGGAGTAAGTGCATGACCTCCTGTAGGAGCAGTAACTTCAACCGAGTAGCTTAATGTTCCATCTACAATGTCTTCTGGGGCAGGCGGATTACCTGGACTTGGGTCAGCATACGCATCCATCCATAATAACAAAAAATTAAAAGCTGTAGCTGAGCCTGCGGCTGCATTAGTTGTAACTGAAATACTATAGGTATTTGATGCGTATGGTGCGCTTGAAGCAACATAGTATATTTGTGTAGATCCGGTCCCGTAACTATAAACCGCGGCTCCGCCAAATTCTTGGGTACCTGCAGACGATAGTAGACTACTCCAAGAAGCGTTTTGTGCCGAAGCAGCACCACCCGTTCTAGAACTGGCAAATCTAATGCGGCCGCCACCATTCCAAAACCATCTTGCTTGATCTGCACTTGAAAAATTAAGAGTATATGTAGCACTTACAAAGTAGAGCCACGAACTTGTTCTAGAATTGCCGCCAGCTGCTGCCGTAGATTTTCTAGATGCATGGCAGTTGAATCTGTCAGTGTCTATAGTTGTGGCATATGGGGCAAATGCACTGGGGTCTGTAGAATTAATTACTGCACCTGTAACATTGCCGGCTAGACTAAGTGCGGTTGCTGATCCATTCTGATGGGCACTAGCATTCAAAAGATCAAATCGAATATTATTGAAATCGTTAGCGGTTATAATGTCACCTACATTTTTGCTATCGCCAAATGTAGTTTGCCCGTAGCCTCTGCTTAATGATCCTGTGCCCATGACGTTAAACCCAGTGCTATACGGAGTACTAACATCTGTTGCAAGGGCTGTGGTTCCTGATCCTGCCATTTCTTAATCCTTAAAGAACAATTGCTTCAATTAATTTTACTTCTGTATTTAAGCTAGACTCTAATGCTACTGCAAAAGTATTGGCATTAGAATCTTCACTAACCATTGCACAACCATCTGGAGCTGCCACCAATCTGTCACCCTTGCGTACATGTCCAATTACTCTAACTGGTACGCGGCCTTTGAGGGCAATATAAGTACCGCTTTCTAGCTCCTGATTCATCATTAGACCAGGTGCACCACTAACTACACCAACTGCTCGTTGACCTACCCAAACGCTAGCCGTAACTTCTTGTTCTCCGCCCACAATTATCACTGTACCAACTTCATATTCTTTGTCAGCTAGATACTTTTCAGCAAGATCGGCACCAGACACTGCTGTGGCTGTACCGTTGAATACATTGGCACTTAAATTTCCACTGCTGTCTCTAGCAGCAATTGTGTTGGCTGTTTTTGTTGTTTTAGCAGTCTTATACGCAGATGCAGAATTATCGGCAGCATCATTGTCAATTTTAATACGATCTGCTCTATCAGCAACCCCAACAAACTGGTTGGCCACTAGGTTACCGCTGGCAGTTCTTGAAGCAATTGTAGATACTGTTGCACTATCACTAGCTTCAACATTATTCAATCTACTAGCATTAGTAGCACTTGTTGCATTGCCTGTTAGATTACCTGCAACATTACCTGTTAGATTACCTACTATTGTTGCTCCACTATAACCAATCTGTTTTGAAGTGGCATTAATTAATACTGTGGTATCTGTTGCTTTTAAATTTCCAGTAACATTACCTAGAACATCTCCTACAAGACTACCGGCGATATTATCTGCAAATATTTGATACCAACGAATTTCGTCGCTGCCTAAATTATAACTACTGTCTAAACCAGGTAAAATAGCTGAGCTAGTAATATTGGCCAAAGTTCTAGTTTCTGAAGATGAAATTCTAATTTTAAATTTAATGTTGTTTGCTGATTGATTTTGAATAACAATATTTGAAGCATCTTCTAAAAAAATCGAAGCCTTAACTGCGGCACTGGCCGAAAATGTAAAGCCGTTAGCACTAAAATCTACCACCGATGGAAATACTGGTTCAGCTTTTAATACAATATCATTGCTGGTATAAAATATTGAACTATCGGCAGCGTTAACTAATTTTTGAGCCGACGAAGCTGTACCCCAAATTATTGCTCCACTAGCTGTTGTTGTGGTACCGTTATCGTTGTCGGTTCCAATTAGAGTAATACCCTTCTTTATTCTTCCAAAGCTAGGCAATGTTGTTTTATCAGCATCACTTAGATTAAAAGTATCTTTACTAACAATTGCAATATCAACACCACCAGATTTAATTCTAGCAATAGTTCTATTTTCATTTCCATCATCTTTAACCGTTAATGATGTAACACTGGTTTCGCCCAGTGTGCTTGGACTTTCTGGGCCAATTAATGTGTATTCACTACCGGTCCAGCAATATAATTGTTGTGCAAGACTGTCAAACCAAAATTCACCAGCACTTAGTCCTAAAGGAGCTGTGGCTGTTGCGTTGGCTCCACCAACTGGCCTAAATCGTGTACCGTCATAAACTTTGATTTTTCTATCTGTACTGTCATACCATAATTGTCCGGCCAAGGGCTTGCTAGGTTGAACTGCTCCGGCAAAATGTTCTAGAAGATGTAGAAAATTTTCGTTCTGAACTTGTCCATAACCAGCGTAATTTTTACCAACAAATCTAATGTTGGTAGTTGAATCAATTGTACCATCGGCAACTGAAACTAAAAAAGAACCGTTATATCGGTTAACTTGATAGGCCATTTTATACCTTTTTCTTTAATTCTTCAATCTGTTTTTGCTGATCTTTAACTGCTTCGATCAAATAGGCAACTAACTTGGTGTAATGTATTCCGTAAGGATTACCTTCTGAATCTTTTGATACTAGATTAGGCAATACCTTATTGACTTCTTCTGCAATCAATCCGGGTTCATTGATAGATGACTTGTCTTTTCTATCATATATAACTCCAGTTAATTGCATAATACTGTTCAACGCATTTAATATAGGATTTACATTTTCTTTTACTGTGATAGTTGAAGTTTCAACAAAATTACTAGCAGTTACTCTACCAGCAACTCCAACACCGCCACTGACTATTAGTGAGCCAGTTGTTGTAGAAGTACTTGCGGCAGCGTTAAGCATCCTAACTTGTCCATTAAATGTAGAAGTGCCGTCTACTGATTCAAGACGACTTGCAGGAAATCCTCCAGGAGTAACTCCATCGTGAACTACTACTGTTTTCTTAGTGGTGTCGATGGTTAATTCGCCGGGAGCACCAACAAACACAGTATGCTCTGCTGTAGTTCCTCGCCTAAATTGTATTCTTTTTGCCATTCCTAAATGCTCCTGATATTATGTTAAACTGCCGTAATCTACAAACACATCAGACGAAGAAGTAATTGACCCATAATCTTCGTCGGCATCACCGCCGACGAATCTCCATTCAACACCATCGTATCCTTCCCATTCACCGTCTGTAGAATTAAATCTAATCATGCCCTGCAAGGGCACTGCGGGTCTTGTGCCTGTTGTACCGGTAGGTAGTTTTATTGCACCTGTTCCTGCAAATATTCCGTTACCTTGCACATACATTGCGCCGCCAACACTGGCACCGCCTGCTACGACTAATGCACCTGTTCCAACACCGGTGCTCACAGAAGTATTTGCAAAAGTTACTGTACCAGTTGATGCCAATGTGGTAAAGACTGCGGTTCCGGGAGTAGTTGCTCCAATGTTAAAATTGTTTAAAGAGCCAGTTACTCCAGAACTTAATTGTATAGTTCCTGTTCCAGTTACTGCAACTGTAAAATTCTTGTCTGCACCCGATTGTACATAGTTTCCTGCAAGATTAACAGATACCAAACTTAGTGGAGTACCCGGCGTTGTGGTTTCTACTTCACCTATAAACTTGCCGTAGAATGTTGTTGCGCGAACTGTTTCAGCATTAACCTGTTTCCATTTGGCTGCTGTTGATCCTAAATCGTATATTCCTGTAGATCCAGGATCAATACCTGTAGTTTTAATCACAGCAACATCTTTAACATCACCGCCACCGTTTGATATTCTAAATATAAAAGGCGTGTTTAGTGTACTTTCTAAGGTAGGAGTTGATCCATTTAAAATTGTTATTTGGAAATCATTTTGATCACCAATAACAATTCCGTTGTCTTTAAAGTTTACCCGAGACTCAAAACTGGTATTAGCGGATCTTAGAAAATCTGTAGCTGTAAATCCGCCAAGTCTTTCTGCATTTGATGCTGTTCCAATAAATCTGTGAGTGCTGGTGGTTTCACCTGTAGTTGGATCACTGTTGATAAAGTTAATGCCGGGTTTTAATAGACCAAATCCTGTAATGGGATTTATAACTGTATTGAGATTAAATGTTGATCTGCTGACAATAGCGATAGTTTCGCCACCAACTTGAAACTTGATAATCTGTTGATCACTTCCTACTGAATCTTTTACCACTGCCGGAGCAGTTGAAGTGTCACCATATATAGGAGATTTTTCAGGTCCAACTAGTATAAACTCTGTACCGTTCCAAACTTTAATCTGTTCGTTTTGATTATCCCACCAAAAATCGCCAGTAGCTAATCCTGCAGGAGCAGATGCACTTGATTCTGCACCTGTTGTGACTTTAAACTTATTGCCATCGTAAATTTTTAACTTTTTAGTAGTTGTATCAAACCATGTTTGTCCAGAAATAGCTCTAGGCGGCGCTGAACTGTTGGCAAAATTTTCTAACAGGTGCAGGAAATTTTCATTTTCAATTTCACCGTAGCCGCTGTAATTACGGCCTACAAAGCGCAGATCCGTAGCGGTACTGTTCAGTGTTTGATCATCGACTGAAACTAAAAATGTTCCGTTAAATCTGTCTATTTGATATGCCATTCACTCACTCCGGATTATTCATGTATTTATTGGATTTCTACTATTGCTGCCGCAGCCGTTGCCCTAGATTGTTCTAGGTCTAGGTACTGTTGATCGGTCAGGCTAGTAGGTTGTCCTAGAGCTTTTTCTCTAAAGTGACGCATGACTTTCCAGTCAGAGTCTGCTAAAAACTTTCTTTTTTCAGCATTTGTGATTCGTTGAGTTTCTTTGGCTGCTTCTGTATCTATGTAGGTCTGGCTATAGGACTTAACGGTGTTATCTATTAGATCAAAATAATGAGTTTTAGCTGTTACAATACTTTCATGTTCTGCATCGGTAATTTCTACCACAGTGTGGGTTTCGGGCACATTGGGTTCATAATTTAATATGCTAGAAATTCCACCGTTTTCAATAACTATATAATACATTATCTTCTCCAAATGGCCAGCCAGTTTGCGGCTGGGGTGCTACGCTGTTCTGTATTTTGTACATATACTCTAATTCGATCACCTAAATTACTCCAGGTACACACCAGCGAGTCGTTGCCATCGACTCCACCTGCAAAGTGAATAGCGTGGATGGATGGAATAAAAGCAACAAGATTTCCCATACTATAACCCCCCGGTGGATAAACATCAAAGTGGTTAGAATCAAAATTCCATGTACCTACTTGATTGGTAAATCCGCTATTTGAATAACTAGTGCCAGAGGTAAATTGTAAGTTTGCATCGTGACGAACAACATGACCGTTCATTGTTAGACCGTTATAGCTAGGAGCTGAAAATTCAAATTGATCGTCAGCATCGTTAGTCATTGTAAATCGCATACGGATGGCTTCACCGCCTGCTGATTCTAAGGTAATTCTTGCTGTATCGCCACCGCCACCAAAGGCATCATTAGGCCAACGAATACCAAGATCAGCACCTTGTGCCACTGTTAGTGTACCAGTAGCTGTTATGTTAGAAGCCTGTAATGGACTGGTTGTAACTCTAGTTAGATCGGATTGATTGGCTGGAGTAAACCCTAGTGCGTTAACCACCTGTTGGTTAGTAATACTAGCAACTGTTCCAGACTGGCCAGTGACGTTGATGCTCCAAGTACCGCTGGCATTGCCGCCTGTGAGTGTTGGAGAATAATTGTTGTAATTTACATCTGTAATTAATTTTGCCCATGCGCTCCATATATTGCCTGTGTCTCTACGACTGCGAACATAATTGTCTGCATGAGACCCCGTGCTTCCGCTCCAACCAATTAATAACTCGCCGCCGCCGGCGCCGCCTAGTGTAATTGCATTACCGTAGCTTGTTGGATAACCATTACTGTAAACACTGCGTAATCTTAAGCCGCTTGGTTCACCAAAGCCGTCTGTCTCGGCTGTGATATTTCCAGAATTATTAATTACTGATGTACTAGATGCTGTATTGGCATTTCCACTAATATTAATGCCGTAGGTACTGCCATCGTTTAAAATAATATTAGGTTTGCCGGTTATTCCAGTCCAGGCCACAGTACCTGCAGATCCTGCTGATCCAGTAACGTTGATGCTCCAAGTACCGCTGGCATTTCCGCCTGTGAGTGTTGGAGAATAACTATTATAGTTTGCAGCATTGAGTGTAACATAACCGTTGACTAATAAACTGTCGTTGTCTGGCACTAGAAATTCTGCTTTGTCATCAACTGTAGTAATGCCTGCATCGTTGGCTACAGTAAAACGCAATCTAGTCTTCTCTCCGCCTACTGACTCATAGGTAATACTTGCGGCATCGCCGCTGCCGCCGTAAGGATCAGTTGGGAATCTAATACCTGCTGTCGAAACATTTACCTGTCCGCTAAAGGTTGCTGTTGTACCATTGATAGCAGTGCCTGATTGGTTAGTTAGGGCTCCAGGATTAACTGGAGTGTAACCTAGTGCTGATACAATCTGACCAGAGTTTAAAGTTGTAACTGTGTTAGAATTACCGGTAATAGAAATTGTCCAAGTACCGGTTGCACCGGCGCCGGCCTTGGTAGGAGCATAATCGTTGAAATTGGTGCTGTGTAATATCTTGTTCCAGGCCGTTGCTCCGCTACCTGCTGTGCTTCTATAGTATAGATTCTGTCCATAGAAATCTGCACTAAACTGCATGGCATAATAGTTGGCATCGTTGACATGTGTGCTAGACAATAAGTGATGCCAGCTGCCATTTACAGGCCAACCGTTGGCAGTTGTTGGTGCTGACCAATCGTAGAATCCACTGTCAGTTCTAGTTGAAATAACTTCTTTTGAAGCTGCATGGAAACCACTGATAGATTGTGCTACTCTTCCGCTAAATGAACCTGTTGTTGCATTTACACTACCGCCGGCTTGGTTTGTTGCAGTCGAAGCAGTGGTTGCTGAATTAGCGTTTCCAGAAATGCTAATTGCATAGGTCCCAGTCAATCTAGCACTTGGAACTGTGCCGGTTGTTAAATTGGCCGCATTGAGAGTCAAAGATGTTCCAACTCCGCTAAATGTTCCTGTTGTTGTACCATTAATTGTAGCATTACCAAATACAGTAAGGGCAGCATTGCCGTTACTGTTTGGCACAAGTCTCATTGATTCAAATGTGCTGCCGCTAGCATGAGTCCAGCTAAAATATTCATTGCCGTTATCAGTTGTTTGAAATTCTAATCTGCTAGAGCCGTCGCCATCGCCTGTGTTGTAAAAACGGATACTTGCACCATCGGTGTTCATGCCCCAGCTGAGACCCCTACCAGTAGTTGACCAATTTAAATCACCAGTTAGTGTTCCGCCTGACGCTGCTAGGTTTCCGCTGGCTGTACCTGTAACATTTCCAATTACAGCTCCAGTATGGGTTCCTTGGGTGTCGCCTGTGACATTACCTGCAACATTTCCTGCAATGCTTATATTGTATGTTCCAGTAAGTCTGGCTGTTGGAATTGTGCCAGTTAATAACTGAGTAGCATTTAAATTAGTAAGTTGATTGGCATCTCCAATATAAGTTGCGGCCGACACACCGCCGCCAACTACTGTGAGCTGTCCAGCAACTCTTAAAACTGCACCACCGTCACTGTTTGGTGTTAATCGCATAGACTCGTAAGTCGATGCTCCTAGAGTATGTGTCCATCTAAAAAATTCGTTTGTATTATCACCGGTATTAAATTCTAATCTGTTGTCTGTAGCACCATCAGCTACATTATAATAACGAATACTTGCGGTGTCTGTATTCATTGACCATGCAAGTCCTCTACCAGAACTAGTCCAACTGATATCTCCAGTTAGAGTATCTCCAGATTTTAACATGTTTAAACTGGCAGCACCTGTTACATTACCAGTTAGATTACCAGTTACATTACCAAACAATGCACTGTAAGTTCCGTTATTAACGATTAATTTGTTGGATACTGTAACTTCATCAGCCACTGTCCTGCCACTCAGTGTTGTAGCTTTTAGCACATCCAATGTTGCCGCAGCAGAATAAATGTCACGCCATCTATAGCTAGGCAATCCTAATACCGGTCGTTGATTAGCAGGAGTAGTTAATGTGTAGTCTGGAACAAATGCTGGGGATAATATGCCGTCGGCATTGGCAGCATTAGCAGATACAAATGTGATTGTTGTTGGTGCAATTGTTACTGAGCCGGTCAATAATTTTAATTTAATTGCATTAGAAACATCGGATTCTAATGTAGGTGTAAATCCTTCAATTTTAATATTGAGATTGTTACCATCGCCAACTATGATACCAGGGGCTTCTACTTCTAACGCAACGAGTTTGCCTAGGCTTGTTAACGACGAATCAACAACATTAGGTGCTAGAGTATTACCCGTTAGTGTTTCTGCAGGAACAGGTAATGTAATATCTTGAGTCCCATTAAAAGGCACAGTGTTAATAAAACGAGTAGTTTCTAATCTAACTGCTCGACTTGAAACTCCAGAAAATGTGCCGCCATCAATTGTATCAACCACAATCTTATTAAATGTGCTAGTACCAGTAACTGCTGTAACATTACCTTGTACATCACCAAATAAATCAGCATTAACAGAAGTTGCTGAAAAACCGCCTACTGAGTTTCTTGCTACCACAGTACCTATAATATTTTCTGACTCGGCATTGATGTTCCATGTGGTCTCAAATGCCCCATTAAATTCAGATCCAATAATAAAGTCGCCGGCTTTTAAAGGCTGATTGGTTGCTGCGGTAACTTCAATATTAGATGTGCCGTTGAACGCAACAGAATTAATTGTTCTGGCCGTATCTAATCTACTGGCAGAATCGGCATTGCCTTTTAATGCGCCGGAAAAATAATTTGAAGATTTTAAATTAATACCACGAATTAATTGACTAAACCCTGAAATCTCTGTAGCTGCATTTATTGTAAAATCTTCGTTAACAATAATTGCTGTGGTTTCACCGTTGATTTGCGATAAAATTGCTGGCTTATTTGCTCCAAGACTGTCTTTAATAACAGTGCTAGTCATCTTGGTGACGGCAAAACCTTCGGCGGCTTCTGGACCAACTTGCCTCCAGGTTACACCGTCACTGACAAACAATTGCTGAGTGGTAGTTTTTAACCAAAGTCCGCCGTTGCTATGTGCTGGTTCTGTTTCACTGACTGTGGCATTACCAATGCTTAACCAAGTTGTACCGTTGTAAACTTTTAGAGCTTTTGCACCTTTATCGTACCATGCTTGTCCGCTTAATGCACGAGCGGGCGGACTTGCATTGGCAAAGTTCTCAAGTAAGAAAATAAAGTTTTCATTTTGAACTTCGCCGTATCCGGTATAATTTCTACCAATTAGGCCCACAGGAGTACTGGTATCTAAAATACCATCATCAACTATCGTAAGTTGTGTTCCGTCAAATCTATTAATTATGTAGGCCATTAGTCGCTCCGTATTTCATTATGATACAAATGTCCATGCATTTGCAATTACTTGATATGTTTTTACAATTCTACTGATGTTATATGCAGGGGCAGGGATGTCAATATCACTAAACGATACATCAGTTAATGCAGAACCTGTACCCGATGGAGTATTAAATGTTGCAGTTGATTCATTGATATACGAATTTATGTTTAGCGTTGGTCGTGCTTCTGTAATAATTGTACATAGAATTCTAGCAACAGTACCGTTATCATATTCTGCAACAGGAGCAATAGATTCTAAATCTATTGCAATCTGTTCATTGGTTCGGCCGTCGCTGATATCCATTGATAGCGCCAAAGGTTTTGCTTTGATTTGCACATCAACATAATTTTTAGTAGTAGCATCAGATATACCTACTGGTTCACCGACATCAGTAATTCTTGCTGTTCCGTTTAGTACAACATTACCGTTTCCGTTGGGGTATAATTCAATGTTGCCATTGGCATTAACTGACGAAATCCTATTATTGTTTACAAAGATATTATCAATAGTAAATTCTGCTTGTACACCAAAAATGTTAATACCTGTTGCTCGAGTTACTGCATTTGTCAGCTCGTATGTTGCTGCACCTTCATTATAGGTTAATACTTCAACTCCGTTAATTCTAAATGATTTTCCATATTCTAAATCAAAGTTTTGATTAGACACCCAAGCATCTCTAGAGAGGCTCCAATAAATCTCCTTGTCGCCTCCTGTGCCAGATGATCGTAATATAATGCCGCCACCGTCAGCTTGCTCGTTAGTTAATATAGAACTATCAGCAGAAGTACCTAATTCAATTTGTTTGTTTTCAACTCGAAGAGTTGCAACATCAACTGCTACGGTGTTACCTAGAACTTGTAGATCTCCGTTGACTGTTAAGTTACCACCTACTATAGTTTGACTGCTTAAAAATCCATCATAGAGTTTTATGGTTTGAGAGCTTGGCTCAATGACTATTGCATCATCTTGTACCGCACCTCTACGAGCACTAAGTTTAATAAATTTATTCTGCGCAACGTTTTGTAATAACAAGTCTCCGTTAGCTTCTAGTAATTTTACCTGTTGTGCGTCACCAATTTCAACTCCTAGGGTAACTCCTAGTTTTCCGTCTATAACTCCGCTAAGGTCATTTCTAACATATTTGGTATCAGGCTCGCCACCTAACTTTTCAGAATTAGTTGCAGTTACATTAAATTTAAGACCAGCAATAGTACTGGCATTAAAGCCAGGAATAACAGTTCCACTAAATCCTCCAATAGGAATCTTTGGAGTAAACTCTGTTTCACTGCTTGAAAAAATACCAATTAAAGTTCCATTGTTATAGAGGCCGGTGATAACCTTACTTTGATTTAAAGTATCTAAAATTGTACTAACACGAATCCCACTAACACCTTGACTCAATCCGTAGCTTGGTCCAAGTAATAGAGTGTTTACACCATCATAGAAATATAGTTGTTTGTTTGTATCGTCAAACCATAAATCGCCCGGAGTCAATGATGTTGGTTGTGTTGCGGCAATGGTTGCAGAACTAACTGGTTGAAATGCTGTGCCGTTATAAACTTTTAATTTTAATTCTGTAACATCAAACCAAATTTGTCCTCGTACAGGACGAGTTGGTCTTACAGAACTGGCAAAATTTTCCAACAGCTTGATAAGATTTTCATTAAATGCTTCTCCAAACCCGCTGTAATTTTTTCCAATCAGCGTAAGATTAGTGGTTAGGTCATCTATCTGTCCATCCGATACTGTGGTTAATGTAGTTCCGTCTGATTTGGTAATTAAATATGCCATATTTTATCTCTTAGAATACTGGTGGTCCTGAACGAATAATATAGTTCAGTGTTAGGTAGGGATTCATAATTGAAAAACTCTGTCCTAACTGTGGTGTTGTATACCCTAATACTCCTCCACTACTTGGAAGATATTGCATCTGTCCAGGAGTTGTTGGGCCTCGCCCAAGGAAGGCGCCCTCTCCGGGTTCGATTCCTGGGGGACTTGCAGTATCCAATCTTGTTGCATGATATTGGTTGTTGCCAGGGTTTCCTGCATCGTTTAATGCTTTAAAATTATGTTCGTGTTGTGGAAGATTAGTTGCAGTTAATGTGTTTCTATAGTCACCGCTGGATCCGCCTAATGTAGAAGCTTCTGCATCGTCAACCCTAGGAACTAGCGTTGCAGATCCTGTACCGGTGCCAGCCCTTGTTGCAGTGAATACTGTACCAACTGCTGAGGAACTAGCACCTACACCCACTGTTGGATCAGTCCAGTTAGTTGTACCAACGCTTGAAATGGTATAACGACGACCAACAACAAAATTTGGTGCAGATATAGCTTCTCCGTTAGGCAAGCCTCCGCCTGCATCAACAAAGCCGCCGCCTAGCGGAACTGTATTATTATTGTTCATGTCGTGTTTGCCTAGAGGGAAACGACCACGCATATCAGGTAACACAAATGTCAACTTATTTGGTGTTTGTTGACCTCTAAACGATGTTCCGTAGGTAGTGCCAATAACATTATACAATGCTAGATATTTGGCAATTTCCTGCTCGCCGCCATCACATAACAAATAACCGTAGGGTGCTGCAGAACCCGCAAAAGGCAAAATTGTACCGACAGGCACACCAAGGTCTCCGACAAATACATCTCTAGTTTCTTTTAATAATCCTTCTCCGGATCTAAAAACTAGAACAAAATCATCAGATTTTGATACATTAGGACTAGGTTGAACTTTACTAGAAATAATACCAGATGTAATTACTGTTTCAAAAGTTTTTGTGGTGCCGCCAACCTGACCGTCAAAGGTAATATTTGCAGAAGTTACATCTCCTTGCATTTTGAATGTTGTTGGGAATCGTAGGTTAGTTGCTGTAGTAGCATTACCAATAATATTACCCTCGAGTGCTCCAACTAAAGTGTCGGCGATTAGCGTTTTAGTTCTAACAGTATTCCATCGTCTTGTTAAACTACCGTTATCATATCTTTCTGTTTCTCTTGGCTCAATTGATGTTGTGATAGTCTGTCCATAAACATCAATATTTTTTCCAATAAGTGCATTTTTTGTTACTGCGATGCCTCCTGCAGTTCTAAAACTACCGTTATTAAAGTTTGTGCTTTCGGTAATATTAGTAAGAATTAAACTTCCATCAGTTTTAATGTTTCCACTAACTGTTAATGCTTCGTCAGGTGCGACTACATTGATACCAATAGTATTGTTAACTATTTTTAGAACAGTATCAGGAATGCCGTTTCTATTAGTTTGTAAATCAATACTAGCACCGGCTGTGGCATTATAGATTTTAGCGGCAGTAGAGGTTGATGTTAAACTGAATGTTCCATCAATTCCAATAGTAAGACCGGCGTTATTTCTAATATTAAAATTTTGTTCTGTCGTATTAGTTGTATCAGATCTTAAAAATTTAGCTGCGGCCACTGCTATGCCGGCAACATTAAGGGCATCTGCCGCAACAGCAGTTCCGTAAAACTTTGGAAGAAATCCTCCATCACCAACATCTAGACTAGTAATATTAATACCTGTTTTAATTGCTGCAAATCCGTTAATAGAATTTTTAGGAGTAAAACTATCTTTACTAATAATAATAATTGGTTTGTCTTCTACATAAAAAGTTACAATAACTCTATCAAAGTTATCACTATCAATAATAGACTCTACTACAGGACCAGATTGTAAACCTGTTGAAAAGTTAGGTCCAACTAAAATCCAACTTGATCCTGAAAATACATACAACTGTTGGTTGGTTGTATCAACCCAAAGTTCGCCAACTCTAGCAGATTCTACTGAGGGTTCGCTGGTACTCTTTTGAATGTTGCTGGCTGCTTTCCACTGAGTGTTATCCCAAATTTGTAAAATACCTTCTAGGGAATTATACCATAATTGCCCTTCAACTGGGTTAGTCGGCGCTGCGCCGCTGGCAAAATTTTCTAATAATGATAAAAAGTTTTCGGCAATAATTTGTCCGTATCCTGTGACATTGCGTCCCGGAAAATCCAAACTGGTATCTGCATTAGAAGTATTATCATAGACCGTAATAGGGGTCTTGTTTTCTCTATCGGTAAAATTTACAATATATGGCATTTATTATACCTCTGTGAAGCCGGTTAAGCTCTGTACGCGAATTGTATAATCAACTTGTAAGAGTCTGTTTAATGATTTTTGTACAGGGTGAAATACCACATGAGTAAGCAATTTACCTTCACCATTTGGATTGTAACTTTTAAGACCTAGCTCATCAAATACATAGCTACCGCTCATATCAACACTGTTGTCAAAGGCTTGTTGTCCAACAGGCTCGCCGTAATCTAGTAAACAGCTAATAACAATATCGCTGTAAGTTGCTCCGCTAATATGGCGGATTTCCATTTTGTTTCTTGTAGGGTCTACATTTTCTGTGGCATTTTGATCAACAATTTTAGCATAGGTTTGATTATATAACCCAGTATTTACACCAACAGTATTTGGTGTTAAGTAGGTAATTAATCCGGTAGGGTCAACTGTTGTTCCGCCACTGCCAAATGCTATTTGATAAATCCAGCCCTGCCCTTGATTACTTAGGCTGTTAACCATAGCAACACTCATATTTTCGTAGTGAATAGCGTTACGCTTATCTTGAAATACTTCACCGGTCTCCGGATCAAAAATCTTGATGTGGCCCTCAAAATGCCAGCCTAAAGTCTCGTTAGGTTGAGAATTTTCCTTTGGTGTTTGATTTTTCATAGTTAATTCACTTGTGTTTTTCTGTTCCATAGTATATTTATTCAGGCAGTTCGGTGCTCTTTTGTTTTAGAAATTCAGCAATAGAGCTTGAATTTTTCAACAAGGTAACTCCCGATGAAGCTGTTGTTTCTCCTCGATCATACCAAGTTTTTCCAATTCGTCTAATAATAGTGATTCGAGTTCCTGCAGGAACCGTGGCTGTTAATCGAATATAATCGTTTACTCCGTCAACACTAAACTCAGCTTCTAGTACAGTATCAGCCTGTGGGCTAGTAATATTAGCTGTTTGGTCATAGACGGTGACAGGATCTTTTCTTAGACGCTTACCAGCTGCAAAAACCTCAATTTGATCGCAAGGTTCATATCCTACTGGGATTGTTACTCTTGTCCAATTAGATCTTGTTGCAGCTTCGGGAACATAATTTAGTGGACCTATTAACAAACTACTACCGTCGCTGACAAAGTCTAATCTTTCTTGACTTTCATTATACGGAAGATTTTCAACTCGACCAACATCAACTACATTACTACCTAGTGTATGTACTTCTTTGATAGCTGTTCCGTTGGTTCCTCTTCTTAACTGTGACAACGTTGTAGCTGTTTTCTCAAAATAATCAATGCGTTCTCCATTGATATAGACAGTGCCTGGAATATTTCTAGATTTAACCGGTTCAAATAAATTAGTTGTGTCTGTAACTCGTATTATTTGATCGTAGTAATTTAAGTCTTGAGATAAAGTTACCGCTTTGTCAATACTAAAACGATTGAAATGGTAGATGTTTAGCATGTCTTTAAACACTTCGTAAGCTAATGGCTGGCGTCTTACATAATTACCAAACTGTACTATCTTAATTTCGTCCGTGATCAATGATGCTGTTTTTAAGTAGACAACATTTCTTGGAATAGACACTTGGTAGTCTTGTTCTTGTGTTAGTCTGCGGCCGTTTTTATAAATCCAGATATAACTAGCATTAATTGGCTCTCTTGCTAATCGGTACTGAACTTTCCCTCCAGTGTACTGATCAGAAATAATATTCATACTTGGATACTCACTGAACCAGGTAACTGTAATTTGATCGCCTTCCTGTAGTGTAGTTGTACTGTCGTTTTCTACAAAACTAGTTCCGTTAAATACAATATTATTGTTTAAGAAAGTATATTGACTTCTAATATCTACAACAATTTTTATTTCATCGTTGATTGCTAACACTTCAGGGTTAACAGTCACTGTATTTTCGTTTCCATCATAGACATAATCAAGAATATTTCTTTTTAATTCGTTGTTAACATAAACTTGAATGTTTGTCTGAGTAGCAGTATTAGGAGCTTCTATTGGGTCTCGACCGATGGATAGAATATTATTAGTTCCGTTATAGACTACAAATTCAGTATCAACCCCTTTCAATTGTATACTATTAATTTCAACTAGAACTGCTCCGGATGCGCTGGCTCTTTCAAGATTTACAAAGTGATCAAGATCATAACTTAATGTACTTCCGTCAAATGTTAAAGTTTGTTGATTAACCCTTACTACAGATGTTCCTGTTGAGTCAACATCAGAATTAGCTCCTAGGCAAACAATTTTTACAATCTGTCGGCGTTCTGGTTTGTTGGCCAATTGTATTAGTGTTTTGTTTGCAATATCTAATACTTCAGAGCTGTTAATAGGCAATGTATCAATATCTACTCCGTCTACTGTTACAACTACAGACGCGGTATCAACAAAATTTGCTTTAGTTAAGAATAATAATGTATCTCCATCTGCTTCAAACTCTTGATAATCTAATAAGGCTGCTCCACCAACTCCTATTGATATAATTTCAATTACAGCATCTCTAATTGGAGCATTAGTAAACACCACTTCATTGGCGTTGTAATCTATGATATATTCTATGCTGCTATCTGCTGAATTAATTTCACACTTTACTTTGTCAACATACACCATTACAGATGCACTATCAAGCACAATTAGTCCTATGTCAAAACGTTTGTCTGTTCCGTTACTCTTTAATATACGAGATTGCAATGGTGTTGCGCCGGTTTGTACAGTATGGAATACTTTGATAGAAACACTGTCAATAACTTGTCCGGGAATATTTTCTTCAGGAGCAGGCACTTGATCAGGGCTAATAAATTTACTACCATCAACCACAATATCTTCTGCTGCTGTACCTGTAGCAGTAATATAGGCTCCACTAACCGCACTCAATGATCCGCCTGTTAAATTTGTATCAATAATATTAATGTCGATGATATTAACTGTTCCGTCGCTGTCCATTGGGCGGAATATTAGTGTATCTCCATTTTCAATTTGAACATATTGTTGAACATCAATACTGTTAGTTGAACCGTCACCTACTACTGTTGGCATTAAAGCAAATATGTTAGTGACTCCAGCACCACCAAAATTTGTATCATCAATTCGGATTGTGCGGGATGGTTCAATCCCTTGATCATAAACAACTACGGGAGCTCCGGCTGAATCCAATGTGTCAATGCTTCTAGGAGCTCCTAATCCGTTTCGTTTTAGGTATACCGATAGTTGTTGTCCTACTGCTGGAGTAAACGGCAACAAGATTGTTAATTCTTCCCATACTTCTGGAAATTCAACTGGTGGTTTATCGGTGTTGTCGATTACCGCACGATACTGTTTAGTTCCGTATTTGACTACAGATCCTGCCTTCCATGTCAGTGACCGACTGTCAAGTCCTGTTAGTGTATATGTTTGACTGTCAACAACATAATAGAAATCTGCATTTGGTTCTACAGAATCCCAGGTATCTGTAAACCAAGGAAGTGCATCCCAGCCTCCCGAAACATCAAATGTAGTTCCTTGAATTTGTACACCACCGAAGTCTATACCGGTCATTAACTGATTAATTTCTTTACCAATCATGCCACGAGATGGACTATAGTATTTGTTAATCCTATCTACTGCTTCTAAAATTTCGTCAGCTTTTTCGTAATTAATTACAATAGTTGCGCCAGCAACTGGTAAAGACACTAACTTTAGTTTGCCTCTTAATAGACTGTATGCGTCTGTGCTAGATTTATAGAATGTAATTTCATATTCGCTATCTAGTATAATTTCATCGTTAATCGTGACTGCAATTTTTGTCTTATCTCGAGTTGGGGGATAATTTAGTTCAAAGATTGCAGTAAATCCGTCGGCAATAAATTCTTGACTGTAGGTGTATTCTGCATAAGTTCCTTCTTTGGTAATTCTATCAAATTTAACTGTAAGATCAAAAGTTCTTGTTTTAGTATTGCCAATAATTGCCACAGCTTTTGCAATGTTAGTAGATGTACCGTTGCCGCCAACAATACTAACTGATGCAGTTGTGTAGCCTGTACCAGCAGTTAACATTTTGATTCCAGAAATAACACCGTTAGCAACATATGCCTGAGCACTTGCTCCGGTACCGTCGCCAGTAATTACAACACGAGGGGCATCTTTATAATCTGCGCCTGCATTAGAAATAACAATTTCAGTGATAGAATATGTATGGTTGTCTTTCCACCATTTGTAAGGATATGTGTCAATAATACTAGAATTTTCTAGTACAGGAAGTATTTTACCTTCTCTAATATCGTACGCAGGTGGTACATCAAAATCTGTTATTGCTGCTCCTTGACGATCAATGTTGGTGTATCTACTAGTATATTCTCTAATAGTTGTTCTAAAAGGTTTTACTTCTTCTAGATAATTTTGAAAACTTGATAAGTTATCATTCTTGTAGTTTGTTTTTTGTTCTAAATCACCAATATTATGAATAGCGTTTAAGAAACTGGTTTTGAATGCCCAGTCAACATACAATTGTTCTGAGAAAATATAACGAATGCTGGCAAAGAATAACTTGTTCCATTCTGCTCGTAAATTGTCAACAAAGATATTTTCTTTTAGGGCGGCAAAAATAAATCTCAATTCTTGAGTTGGTTGGTTGTCGTATGTTACTTCGTCGTAAGATGTTTGATAGTCGTAGACTTTAACATTGTAAATTGATTCGTTAATTTTAATTGTTCCATTTTTGCGGCCAACTAAAATGTATTTGCCAAGAATATCTCCAGTACCGTCGGTTACTCTTTCTAGCAGTGCCCAACCACCATTAGCATATTCTTTGATCTTGATAACATCTCCTACTTTTATTTTAATAGTAGGTTCAAAATAAAGATCTAAAATTTCTTTTACAATTCGAGTCACTGCACTATAGCCGTTGGCATACCAATCAGTATAAGTCCAATACTTGGTTGTATCATAAGATTGAACAGTGCTTTTGAAAAATCCTTCTCTAACACTGTCCCAGAAATAGATAGACCAATAGTTATTATAGGTTGTGTCATTTTTAACCAACACTGAGAAGTTTCTTACTGACACATCGGCTGTGGTATATTTTCTACCTTTCTGTACAACTGTAACTGATGTGATTCTGCCTTGGAGGTCTATAGTAACTGTTGCCTTAGCTCCCAGCCCATCACCGACTATCTTAACCGGTGGTATTGTACGATATCCAAACCCGGGATCAACAATATCAATAGTGTCAATTTCTCCATCAACAATATTTGCACTTAAAATTGCAGGACTAATCCTAACAATACCTACTTCTGCTAATTCAACAAATGTGTCTACTGCTATATCATATAAGTTTAAAGTTTCATTGGGAATGTTTTCAATTTGATTTAAGTTTTTAAAATCAATTAGATCTGCAAATGGTTGAGTCTCTAGTATTGCATTACTTCGGTCAATCACAATCTTTAGTGCAGTTCCCCGATCAACAAACATTGTTTGAATAGGTCTAAATGCTAGCCCGTATCGTTGCTTGGCTAACAGCGTAGGATCAGGAACAGGATTTCCTGCTTGATTAAATCCAACAAGACTGTCAATCCATTTTTGCTCTAATGGAGCGCTTGGTAGACTGTCTGCAATGCCTTCTGTTAGCAACTGATATTCAGTGTGAGTAGAATTAGGTCTGCGTTCTGAATTATAATATTCAATGTTTATCAACGCAGAGTCGCCAGTAATAACCGAACTTAAATTGTAGGTCAAAAACTTATTGGTGTCAATGATGGCCAATATTGGTGTGCCATCGCTAGCAGGGTTTTCAATTAAGTTAGCAACACTAGCAGCTGAAATGTTTCTACCTATTACATTATTAGGAATGATTGTTTTATTCTTGACCCAGAAATAATATTTTGTACCAAACGACAAACCTGTATTAGGATTTGTAAATCTCTTGATAGAATATGCAGTGTTGCTGTATAATGGTTGTCCAGAAACACCTGCCGATAATCCGTCAGTGGTGTCTGCTATCTTAGCCCAATCAGTTGGACTCAACGAACTTTCAACCCACTCGCAGATTTCAATACTAGCACCCGGCGCTAGTTGATTCCAGTTGCCTGCTCGGTAGGCAAGATCCCCTTGCTCGTAATGAGCCCACTTGGCTGCACTAATATTCCACCAAATCACTCCAACATTTTTTTCAAACCATGCTTGATCAGTGTCAACTTCAACTTGATCACCGCCGTTGGTATAAGTTGCAGGATCATAAGGTGTTTTAAATTTAATCTCTTGCTCAGCGCGGCCTAGAATTTTTAATTTGTTTACATCAATAATGTCTAAGTCTGCAATTTTTAAATAGTTTTCGTCATCATAGACTGCTACACTTTTTAGGAAATCAATGTTCACCATAGGTGTTTCTTCTGCTAGAACTGTAAAGCTATTTTTAGTAACATCTTTTCTAAATATTCTAGTCATACCTGTTGTTGAATAATTAGGGGAGCCTGTTACAATTACTGAAGCAGTGCTATCTAATGCATAACCAAATCCTTCGTTGTCTAACAAGTCAGCTTGTAATTTTTCAGATAGGAAATATGTTTGATCTTTGAGCTCAAATACATATACCTGTCCTGGGTATCCTTGATCTTCTGAGAAGGTTGTTCGGCCACCATCAAATCGTGTTCTAGTTGCTAGATCAAATCGTGTTGGTAGTTTGTACGGAGTATTCTTTGCTCCAACTACTACTCTCTCACCTCGCTCGCTGACCGAAATACTAAACCCAAATAATTCGTTGTTGTAAACTTCGTAGCTTTGAAGTTTTTGTTTTAGTCGATACTCAGGAACTGTTGAATCTGTATCGTATCTAAAGATATAAACACTACCTTGATTTTGTAAATTGATATCTGCTTGTGGACTAGAGATAGCAATAGTGTTTCCAGAATTATCGATGTCAACTGCAAAGCCAAACAAATCTCCAGAGTTAATTATTTCAGTAGAAGTTAGATCATTAACATCGGCTAAACTACCCGCGTTAATTGTTTGTATCAAACTGTAAAAACCGTAGTCATTCATCTTGTAGATGTAGACTTTGCCAGATGTTGCGGCCGATACTGCTTCAACTAAGGTCCAAGGTGATCCAGATACAGGATTTGCCCCTGTAGAAGATGCTGCGCCTAATCTATAATAATTATTTGTCCACTTAACTACATCGCCGGACATATAGGGCTGGTAACTATTCCAGACGCCTCGATAGTTGGTAAAATATTGCCCATCACTAGTTGGTGATCCAATCACCAATGTCATGCCATCACGACTCATGGTCATACTAGAACCAAATCTATCACCTTCTTTAACTAGTTCAGCAATTTGCTCGGTTAACAAAGATCCCGCAGTAGGATCTGTACTGTCATCTTCAAGAGCAATATTTGTAGGTAGCGAACTTTGAGTTGAGATTGGATCTAATCTTGTCCATTGATTGGAGTTAATAGAAATCGTGCTTCCGTCACCTGTTTGATCTTCTAGAGATTGCCATAATGCATTGTTATACCATACAATGGCTCCGGCTTCGTAAAATCTTGCTCCGGTATTATCGTATACACCTTTAAAGTTTTGATTTTCAATTAGTTGCCATTCTTTAGCAATAGTGGGATATTTTCTAATTACAGAGTTACCCATGTTCAAATGAGAATTACAATAGTAATAAAGTATACTAGCAGTATTTTCTGTTACTGTAATTTGAACTTTTCTTGTTGTAGCTAAGTTAAATCTCAAAATATACTGCGCTTGAGTTACTGTTCGATTGTCAAGAAGATATGTTACTCCTGTGGTATATAGTGTGCCGCCACCAAGAACTCCGTTGATGTTGTCATTGCTAAAATTCAACGGATGCTTGTTAGTTACTGTACCATCTACAGGGTTAGGATAATAAACATTACTAAGATCTGTTTGATCAAAGATGTAGGTATTACCAACCATCAACGACAGGTTAGGTCGATATTGCTCATTAATATAATACTTGTAACCCGAATCCATCCCTTGCGAAGGTGCCACAGTTACTGAGTATGTTATGGTTTCTGAAGTGTTGGTTGTAAGTGGTGAATACTTGTACAGGTAAACTCGGCCTTTATTGTTTTCTGCACCTGGGGCTGAAATAGCCATGTAATAGTTACCGCTGTCAACTCCAATGGTTATATTAGAACCGAACTGCTCGTTGGCTGTTTGTCTTGGACTTACGAAGCTATAGCGTTCGACCCAGTTTTGACCACTCCATTCGTACAAGGATACTGCACCTTGTTCATTATATCCGGTGTTGGTGCCTTGCTGGTTAGCAGTGACTACTGTCACTGTTTCCCAATCTTCCATTGTGGTATCTATTCTAGCCAAGCTACTGTCTGCACCAATTCGTGTGCTGTCAATACCGGTGTAGTCTTGTGCATAGATATCAACTTTAGCTCGGTATAATTTACCTTTATGTAAAACTATGTCTCCTTGCAAATAATCTAAATCATTGTTATAGATTTCTTTATAATCTGATCTAACTCCGGTTGCTCTTGGGCTACCAATAGCCAACCATTTACCGTCGGGACTCACTGCTAGGCTTTCACCAAATACACCGTTGGCTGCTGAACTTATACTGTTAGGTCTTTCAAAAGTTTGCAGCGGCTTAAGGCCTTGTGCTCTTTCTAGATAGGATACAACTAGATTGCTTGCAGGCATTGAAGAAACAATCTGCGTTAGTATATCAATGTACAATACCGATTTACCATTTCCCAAAGGCGCTGTTGTACCGTATTCTAAAATTTCTGTTGCTGAAAATAATTGTTGTTTTTCAACAACTTCCCAATTATCATTTACATTATTATCAATCCAAAATTTAGCACCACTGGTCAGTGTTGCAGCGTTGGCAAGATCTACTGCTTGATAATCATCAAATCTAGCAGTGCTAAACAATTCTAAATTGATAAATGTGCTAGATTCCCACTTTGGTTCTTTGGCATCTTTGCTAATTTGAATTACGATAGTTTTTCTATCTGGTACTTCTGTAATCTTATAAAATCCTTCTAGATTTTCAATGTTTCTAATACCAAAAATATCACCAACTGATAATCCATGTGTTCTAACTAACACAATTTCAACTCTAGTTTTAACCACATTAACATCTGTAATTAACAATAATCTAGAAACATTGTATCGCAACACAGTCCAAGTAGTGTTATAGAATGTAACCCACACATGTGAATTTTCTACAAAATCTGCAATGTTTAAGGTTAAAATATCATCATAGTTTTTAACTGCAAAATCAACATCAAACGAATTTACATAGCCCGCTGTTCGAGGAGTTAATTTATATTTCTTAACAGGATTAATATTAGCTGTGAAAGGTCTTGGCGCAATTGTAAAATTCTTTTCAGGTACACGCATGTACAGGTCTAATACATCAGTAGTTGCATCTGTAGGGGCAATAATTACAGGTTGTGGATTAATTTTAAAATCATTTTTTAAAATTCTAAATTCTGTTTCGTTAAACTGTTCAGTTCCGCCAAGGCGTCCCACACGGAAAGCCCATTCTTCGTTTAGTTCGATACTGCCAGAATTGGTTCTGCTTAGTTTGTCAAATACTTTAGTGATAGCATTAGCTGTGCCTTTTTCACGAATAAATCCTTGATATAGCTTAAACTGGCTAACTGCATCTTCGGCCATGTTCTGCAAATACTCTCGTGTTTGATATCCAATGACGTGTCGACTTAGATCACGCTGACTGCTACCTAATCCGTCAGCATCAACATCATAGTAATCTTCAAATTGATTAATTCTATAATCAAAGTTTGCAACTAATCCTTTAGTAGGAGTAGTATCTAATTTTTCCCAGATTGTTGTATCAAATAACTCAGCGCCTTGAACATTTAGTTTACTAACCCAATTGTAGGACTTGTAGGAAACAATGTCTCCTAATCTATAATCAGTATAAGGACTCCATGGTTGAATGTTTACATTATCAAACAAGAATCCTGGACTGGTGTAATCACCATCCCAGTCCACTGTACGGAATCCTCGGCTCTTGATGCGCTCTTGGCGATAGCCTGTGGTCTTGTCATAGATAACATCGTTAAACACAGTCCGATCATCAAATACTGTAACATGTTCCTTAAGAACAAAATACACTTTGATAAAATAGATGCCTTCGTTGGTATTAACTGTACTAACTGTTACTGCCTGGAAGTCTCTGTTAACATTTAAGAATATTGGTAACAACGGTGTTCCGTCGCTTTTAAAAATTTGATAGTCGTAGAAACTGTCAAAGAGACTGTCAGCAACACCCAACGGAATTTTCATTTCAACTTGACTAGCACTAGGGCTTAGAGTTAATAAAGATCCCACAGCCCAGTTGTGCTTGGTCCAAAATAGAAATTCCTTACAACTAGTTCCCCAGTTGTAGGCCACTTGATTTTCAGCATCATATCGATCAAAGCTAAATCCCTGTGTTTTTAAATAGGCTTGATAACCTAGCAAGAAATCTACCACCCCTTGAACCTTGGTAATAACTGTTCCGTAATACATCTGGATTGGTGTTAATTGATTGAATGTTTTTCTAAAGAAAGCTTCAACTCCGCCAACTACTGGTAACTTGGGTAAAATTTTCCAAAGACTTTTATCAAATATCTCAGTACTGGTATGCGACTTTAATGCACGATAAAATGTATTTTGGGTTCTTACCACATCGCCGTTACTATAAACTTTGTCAGCAGCCCAATCTAAGAACGATACACTAGTACCTCCTACTGATGTCAATGGATCACTGCTGCTGGCAATGGGTTTGAAATAATTAAAATAGGGTTGTTGGTTGTCGTAGCCTTTAACTTTCCAACCTTCGGCTAATTTTTCAATTAATACTCCGCTATAGGCAATGCCTATCATTGGAACTCCTACATTAAAAATCACATCGTAATTTTCATTTGGAACATAGACACTGCTAGATGTTGCACTTGGATTTTTACTATCTAATAGATATTTCTGTTCTGTTTGATCAACAAATCCAGACATTCTTGTAGAAATTTTAACATCTAAATTATTCAATCTTGTTAGCAATGCTTGTGGATCTAAATTTTTACTACGAACATAGCTGGAAACAAAAGTTACCAAACCTGACAGTTGTGTCCCACCTACTACAGGAACTAACAAATTTGAAATCTTTGAAAACACCCCAGATTCAGCTGATACAGTTTGTCCAAGTTGATTCACTGACATCCTAGACCTATCAAAACTGTCTGTAATAAATTCAAATGGTTTTAATAGACACAACGCTGAAATTACAGAAAACGGCCATTCGCTACTAGATCTCCACGCAGCTTCTGCTGGACTAACATCGCCCGGTCTATAATCACCTTGATTATTAATTAAAGTAAAGTCGTTGGCAACTCCAGAATCAAGAGGACTTAATAGTCGTCCATCGCCGTCTGTAGGAATATGATTTAAAATACTAGGTCTTGCATAACGAGCATGTGTGCCAGCACGAGCGCCTTGACGAATAACACCGTCGCGAATATCTTCCCAAAGAATTAAGTTTCCTCTAGTGTACGGTGCAGGTCCGTATTCACTTTCCCACCATGTTGGCTTTTCACTAAATCCTAAAATTTCCCAGGGACATGTGTGTGGACGATCAGTGTCATAGAACCATTGATATACTCCTCTCCAATATCCTGGTAAACTTTGCAGTCCTGTAGGATCTGTCATGTTACTGTAAGTATAAGTAAAACTATTTTGAGTATCAAAATATTGATCGTTGTTTGTGTAATCAATATCAGTGTTAGCTACCCAGCGCAGGAAATCCTGCATGATAATAGCATCTAATTCTGGTTTTGTGTATAATGCATTTCCGTAGTATCCACCAAATACTGTGTCAATGTTAAAAATATTTTCGTTATATTCTTGTTTAATGTTATTGTAAATTCGTAATTCTAATTCTAAAATTGCGTCATCTCTATAATCATCATAGGCGGCGGTGATACTACCGTCATGTCCTTGTATTACTAGACGAGGAGTTACAAATGTGTCATCAATATAAATTCTTGGCAGATACTTTTTGTACAGACCTAACTTGGTAGGAGTTGACGGAATATAGTTAAATGCTGTTGACGAATATTCTCTAATTACAATTTGATCGCCTTCGGTTAGTGTTAACGAAAGTCTAATAAATCCAAATGTACTGTCAAATGTATAATCTGTTCCGTAAATTAATTGTTCACCGTTACGATAAACATAGACTGCCCTACGACTAAGTTCTGTAAGATTAAAAGTTTGACTTAGTGCAAATACTTTTATTCCTTCGTCTTCAACTAGATACACAATATCAGTATGGGCACCGTTTCCAATCATATCACTGTCTGCAAATGGGTCTGATGAATCCTTTGTTATGGTCATTGCCGCGATGACTTCGTCAACAAAATTAACCACATTGTCTAACGGTGCAGCTTCGGCAATTCTTTTTAAAAATTCATTTTTAAAATTGCTATATACTCTCAACGAATGCTGAATAGACTTTATGATATTGATATTTTTATCGCAAAGCAAAGACACTGCCATTGGCGCAATACCAGAATGTTTTAAGAAACGCATACAACGATGTTGATAACCGTCAATATTTCTTAAGTTACTGTTGCCTGGATATGCTCCTAAAAATTCTGTTTCAATTTCCATAGCCGACGACAAATGATCAATTGCTTGTCCTAGAGTAAAGGATGTTAGATTGTCGTTTAATGGATTCTTTTCTAGTCCGTGTGGGATTTGATAATATCCTTGGTCTGGGTCAAGATCAATATAGATTTTTATAGATACTACATCATTTACTGCAAATTCTTTGGCAAATGTAAATGTCTCATATTCTCTAGTATAACTATCTAAATGCCTTTGTCCGTTTAGATAAAAAATTACAGTAGAAGGCAGACTACTAAATGCTGCCCAATCAACTGTTGCTAATTTAATTTGATTTGTTACTTCAGTAACAACTGTACTGTCAAGAATTGGCTGCTGATAATTACTGTCTGATTTAACCCAGCCGTTAGCAAATTCATCTAAAGGGTTAAATCTGTAAAAGCCAGTATTTAAATTTTTTGTCAGTGTCTCTTGATTAACAGAATAAGAAAAATTGTCAAGATCAAGATTGTATGTGAATAAGATGTCACCAACATTATCAATGTTTAAATAATCAAGACTAAATCCTAATTCGCTGTCAGCAACACTGTTGCCTACTTTATAGCTTAGGATAGGAGATCCAACAAATGTTGACGACGGATATGTTGTTGCATCAGAAAAACTAATACCGTTGCTGTCAAATAGATCAAACAAGGGCATCTGATTAGCTTTAGTTTTTTCTTGACTTGGTATCCAATTAACACCGTTAAAGTGATACATTAGGCCTTTATTAACATTTCCGCCTCTAACTAACACACCTTCTCCTAAGATAGGATCAGAATCAACTGTTGTCTTTAGTGTAATTTGTCTAACATTGTTGTGTGTTATAAAATTAACTTGATAAATTTTATTGTTGGCTAATTGATCGGTGTCTGCAACAAATAAAATTCGAGCACCTTGATATAAAAACTCACCGTCAACACTATATCCCTGACTACCTTCAATTGTGGAAAATATATCAGTTGTAAAGGTATCAATAAAATCTACAGGAATTTTTGCAACACTACCATGATTGAATAATTGAAGGTTTGGTCGAAATTCAATAATAGGACGCTTGGCTCTAAAATTGTCACCTGCTTCAAAATCTGTGCCGTTTAATTTGTGTGCTTGTTCCAATGTTGATTTATGGAACCAACGATTGTATCGACTCCACGGGTTGAAATCAATACTAGATCTACAAATTGCAATATAATCTTTTTCTCCAGGATATGAAGTAGCGTCATCGAACGGTTCTGTATCAAATCCTGTGTTGTCAAAAATTACTTCAGGAATTTGGCTGGTAATGATGGGCACTTCCAGATCAGAAAATTTAATTAGGGTTATTTCTCTACCAACTTTCTCTACCAACCAGTTGTCTTTGGCATATTTTATAGGGGTAACTTTCCCGCCAAATCTTACAATTAGGCCGTTAGTAAACTCAACGCCGTTACTGCTGGTGTAGGTTTGTTTACCTAGAATTTCTTTATCAATATTAATACTGGTGTTTTCTTCAATGTTTTGTATTAAGAATCGACCAAATCTATCAGGATTAATTGCGCTTTGATAGTAGAGAATATCTGGAGCATCTAATGGGACTTCAAAAGTAACTGTGCCATTAGTTGCACCATTATTTGTTATACCACTTGAGTAGTCAAACTTGGATGTTTGTACATTTTCATCTACAAGTTCCCATTCTGGACCTTCAACAATTGTACCATCAACACTGGCGGTAACAAAGGTTAATGATCTCCATAATTTGCCATCATAGACTGCTAATTGATTAGGAATATATGGAAGAGAAGGATTATATGTTAAGCTGCCAGTGTCAAAAGCAGTACGAATATAAAATCCTTCTCTAGGACTGTTAACTGCAAAATTGTAAGTTTGACCTCTGTACAGAGTTAGTGTAGGATTATTTGTTGCACCGTCTGGATAAAAGATCCATGTTGATGTTGTACCTTGACGAACTCGATAGGTACTGGTAATTGCATTGCCCTGCCCAAGAACTTTAATACTTGGCGGACCGCTTGGAACCCAATAATATTCTCGAAAGTTTACAAACTTATCCCACTCAATAGGAGGAGCCCAACTGTAATGATCCTGGCTGGTAATTAAATCATCACGCTCGTTGAAGTTGTTAAAAAATCGTAATTGATTTTTAAAATCAATATAGTCGTAGAAATTTTCAATATTGTTGTGATCATCAGTTAATACTACACCTGGTTCTAATTGATATCTGCTGCGTAATGTGTTGTCGCTATCAAGATAAATGTCAGAACCTTTATAGGTCTTGCCGTGTCTTCGCCCAACATATCCTACTGTCTTTTGTAGAACACCCGGCTGTACCAGGGGGTCAATGACTCCGGCCATAAATTTACTGTTTGTTTCAGTTTTAAAAATCTGCGGAAGTAAATCTACTGTCCTACGAATTGGTAACCCACTTTCTGGAAAAATTTCATTTGCCATTAATAGTACCCTCCACCGCTCGATCCACTACTGCTCGATCCACTACTGCTCGATCCACTACTGCTTGATCCACTACTGCTCGATCCACTACTGCTTGATCCACTACTGCTTGATCCACTACTGCTCGATCCACTACTGCTTGATCCACTACTGCTTAACCCACTGCTGCTTGACCCACTACTGCTTGTACTTGTACCACTTGATATACTTCCAACATTAAGATCATTAAAATTACTTCTTATAGCACTCGCTGCCACTCTAATTTCGCTAGCCGTAATTGCTGTTACAATAACAATGTCATCTACTGTGGCGCCACTAACAAAAATTTCATCGTTGGCGCTTTGAATTTCAAATAAACTTCCAAAACTCTGTGTTGGTTGTCTTGGCACAATTACTAGATTACTTAGATCCGGAGTAACTGCATTTGTGATATATGTGATTAATTCACCAAGATAGAATCTATCTCCAAAGTCCCAATTGGCAACATCAAAGAAATCGTTAATAGCTGAAATAATTCTTACTTTTAAATCATTGTCGTTAATAGTTTTGTTTGGATTTTTAACAATCTTAAATTGTGCTTGTAGAGAATAATCGGCAGTTGATCCAAATAACACTTTGTAATTTACCGGATGATATATT